TTTCATTCACTACTGACAACGGTGATATTCCGTTCTTCACTGATGTTGACGCTCCCCCGAACACTCTCTACTTCCTAAACGAGGATGAGTTTACTCTCTTCCGTGAGGAAGATTGGTCCTTCGCGGATATGGACGGCAACATGTGGCAGCGTGTTATCGGGTTCGATGCTTATGAGGCATTCCTCTACCAGTATTCAGAACTTGGTTGTCACCGTCGTAACTCCCAGGGTGTTATCAAGGATATCACTGAGGGCTAAGCCAACTAGCCTTAAAGGTGGGCCGGGTCATTTAGGCCCGGTCCACCTTTTGGTATCTAGGAGAAGAAATGCCAGCACCTGACCCGGCTGTTGTTGAACGTCAATTTTACCTCAACTTACTTGGTTGGTCTGTCGACGATCTTACATACTCATTAGAGGATTTAAAAGAGCGATTCAGGCTTTCTAAGACTATTACTGGTCTTGATACGAATATTCGTAAAGAGGTAGGTAAGCCACTTGCAACTAGTATTGCCACTGTATCAGGTGGTGGAATTGTTGCTACAGATACAGGTGATGGTGGTATCTCTCTTACCACTACGCCAACTTCTAAATTAGCCAAATGGTCTTATCTAGAGGCTACATTCCTTAAACTTGTTAATGCTGCTGCTCTTTCTGTTGTTACACCCTTACCTCCTACTTCTTCTGGAACTGCTGGAACGGCTCCTACTGCTGCGCGTGGTGACCATGTTCACCCACTCGATTCTGCTAAATTATTTGCAATTGGTATTGCAACAGGTTCTCAGGTTTTGATGGGTAAACCTGGTGGTGCTGCTACGCCATTCCAGGTTAACCGTGCTTTGTTCTCCCCTATCTACCTGGCTCGGCAAGATCGAGCACCAATGAACTTTAGCAAGTTCAGTATGAATGTAGCAAATGCTGCTACTGCTGGTGGCGTAATTCGTTTTGCTATGTGGAAAAGTAACCCTGCTACTGGTTTTCCAGACTGGACTCAGAAAGTTTTTGAATCAGGAGCCATTTCTTCAACTACCACTGGTATGAAGGATTATGTTGCTTCTGTTGGTCCACTTCCAGAAGGTTATTACTGGTGTTCATTTGTGTGCCAGACAGCCTTGGCTGGGCTTACTTCAATTGACACAGGAATTATGTTCCAAGGTGGTAACCCAAGTCAGATGGCTGAATACTACTATCAAGATGGAATTAGCGGCGCATATCCTGGCACACCTTCACCTGCTGTAGGTGGAGACGGTACTGTTGGTATCTACTTTACTTTCGCATAATGGTTGATCCTGTAGGCGTCTCTGGTAACCACTCCTTTTTGGACAGTGGTAAATTTCTCAATGCCTTTTTTCCGGGTGAGGCATTAACATTTACTCTCACAGGTGGTGGCGCTGCTGCCACTTATGAAGTACGTGATTATAATGGTAATATTGTAGTAGCCAATACTGCTATTAGTGGTGGCACCATTACATTACCTGCTCTTCCACTCGGTTGGTATAAGATTTACCTTAAGCGATCAGCAGATTTTGGTATGCCTTGGTTCTTTGCTGGTGGAGAACTTTGTTTTTGTATTGTTAGGTCTTCTTCTCCGCTCTTGGCCCGTCCGGCTCAAGGAATTGCATATACAGTAGAGACTAATGATTTTGGTCAACACTACCCTGCTCGTGGATTCTTTGGACTCGGACCGGGACGACACAAGATTGATGATTTAACAGCCCCTAGTCCTACAGCCGCTAATATGGCAAGCAGTATTACATATGAATTAAGTAATAGAACTACCGATTCTGCTCGACCCTTTAAGCCAATGGTTGCTCATCCTAATGGCTATAGCGGACAATCTGCTAATCTAACTGCTATCGTACAACAAGGTGTTGCCGCAGCAGGAGGTCAAGTTTTTTTTGAAGGTCGAAATGAACCTAACATTGGTATTGCTGCGGCAACGTATGCAACTGAACAAAATGCTTTTGCTGCTGTAGTTCATGCTGCCCATGCAAATGGTAAAGTTCTTGGACCTGCCACTCTAAATATTTGTGGTGACCCTATTAACTCGGGCGGGCCTAGCCTAAACTGGATTAATAGCATTCTTCCTCTTGTCGGTGCTAACTTAGATGGTATTTCTTTCCATAACTACGATAATCCTGGTGGAGCACTGGCTGCAAATCGTCTAGTATTTGAACGATGGGTTGCTGTTCTCACAGCAAATGGCGTTCATAACAAACCTCGTTGGAATACTGAGTTCGGTTCTCAATTTGCTGTTGCGTCCGGTGCTTTTATGCCGCATGTTCAGGCTCGACTGACTATGCTAGACCTGCAAATGCACGAACAGTACTTAATTCCTAAAGAAAATACTAGTCTCTTTTATGATAATTCTCATGGATTCTGGGGTTTCCCGTCATTCTGGGTAATGCGTGAATATAGTGCAGGTCAGATTACACCTCTTGGCCCACTTATGCGTATTTGGGCAGAAGAACTGTTCGGCAAGAATTTCTCAGCCAGACTTGATTTTGGCTCTGAGAATGATTTGTACATTGGATCACGATTCACTGCTGCTGGTGGTTCTTCTGTCATTACTCTGCAATCTGGTGGTGGTCATTCTGGAACAATGGCTATTGCAATTACCGGTGCAACTAGTGTAGTTAAATCTGATGCATGGGGTAATCTGACTACTCTTAATGCAACAGATGGACTTGTCTATACAACTGTAGATGGACTTCCTTGCTATATTCGCTGTCCTGCTGGTGTTACTGCTACACCTGTTGCAGTTAATTACGGTATTGAAACCATTAAGTCTCAATATTCAACTGTGACTGCTACTCAAAACTCGGCTACTGCTGCTCTTGCTTCCAACGGTAAACAAGATGGTTCATCAGAAATTTGGCCGCATGATCAGTATGTTGAAGATTGGATTGCTACAGGACAGGTTGTTACTTGGCAAACTCTTTATCCGAAGATGACTGGATTTAACAAGGTAGTAGTAACTTGTCCTTTCCCAACTAACGGTATTTCAACTCTTGTCAATTTTACTATTGAGGCTAGAGGGATTTTTACCCCTGGTGTTTGGCAAGCGATTGCTGCCTGGACTTTGAATCCTGCTACTAATCAGGTACTTTGGACTTCCACCAATGATGCAGGTGGTTGCTATGTAGATAATTTCTATGACTTCCAAACTCAGTTCCCTGTAAGGTATGATCCGGCACTCTATGCTGATGGAATTAGACTTGTAGTGCAAAAAACTACCTATGGTGGTCGTCCTACTCCTGAGTGTTGGAACCGACAATTTCTACAAATCACTGGTAGTCCGACAGGTGGAACATTTACACTAACCTTCAACGGTAATACCACTGCTGCTATTGCGTACAACGCAACACCTGCACAAGTTCTGGCAGCGTTGCAAGCCGCTACTGGTGGTTCTATTTGGGCATCAGTTCAAGGTTCTACTTTGGCTGGTGGAATTTCACTAGTTTCAACATCTATTGCAGCACTTACCAGAACAAATAACTTTACTGGTGGAAGTTCACCGAACGCTGCACTTACTATTCCTGTGGGTGCCAATCCAGGTGGAGATATGTTCTTAGGTGGTCCTGGTATAGCACAGATTCGTGAAGTACAAGTATACCTGAATGAATATGATCTAGGGAAGCAATTTGCTACCCAGGCACCATTCTTCCCTGCGATTGTTTAGGAGAAAGTAATGCGACGTAAGACTTTATACGCTGCCTCAGCAGTTGATGTTAAAACTACTTTAGGTACCACTCCAACTTTTGATGTAAGTGAGTCTAAAGGCCTACTCTTTCTATTTGAACTTACTGCATTATCGGGTGGAACTACCCCTAGTGTTGCTGTGAAGTACCAAGAACAAGATGTAGCAGGTAACTGGTTTGATATTACCTCTATTATCTTCACTCCAATCACTGCACCAGGAAAGGCTGTTCAATTTAATAGCTATGCTGGGTTAAAAGGCAGAATTCAGTGGATTATCGTTGGTGCTCCTACGACTGCAACTGCTAATATCAGTATTTATGCGGAGCCTATTACATAATGAGTACTCCTATTATTACTGGTGCAGGCATTGAACTTTCAGCCAATGCTGCTCGTATTGCTGAAGTTATCAAGGATTTCGACGATACTCTAGAACTACAGTGGATTCCTCCTGCTGAGCGTAGTGCTTTTGGCATTGACTATGAGCCATATCGGATCGTTCAATTCCATCCGAGTTATGAGCCTTACACAGTTATGTGGATTCGTGAGGATCAACTAAACCATCGAATCATTCAGGCTCTTTTCAAGGCTCGTAACGCTAATATTGAGGAGATTGAGGCTGAAGAAGCCGCTAAACGGGCCATGAAACTGCGTGAAAAAATGGACCAGGAAGCCGCTGATGCAGAGTTTACTACCTGGGCTATTCATCAGAATAGGACTGTCAAGCACAACGGCAGAAAGTTTGAATAATGGCTCTGGCACCGATTACAAAGAAAGCGCAAGATGTATACAACTACGTCTCGCGTATCTTTGGGGATGAAGCAGCAGTCCAGGTCACAAGTTCTGACGTGCTCACCTGGATTAACATGGGCCAGCGGGAGATTATTCTACAGAACCCTGCAATTAAGGCTACTGCTAGTATTAATCTTCTGTCGGGTGTTACAGTATATGATCCTTCGGCTCTTGATATTCTACAAATTCAGTCAATTTGGGTAAATGGTACGCCTGTTGAGCATAAGACATTCCAAGAGGCTGAGCAATATATTATTTCTCAAGACACAAAGAACCAGGCTCGTGGTACTCCGGTACTTTGGTATGATTGGGCAGGTAGTATTTACGTCTATCCTGCACCTGATAATGACTATCCAAGTGGTTTGACTGTGTTTTACCTAAAAAACCCGGCTCAGATTACTGCAATGACTGACGTTCTGACTGTTCCTGATCAATTCTTTAATGCTCTATGTCAGTATGTCATGTCTCAGGCTTATGAACTAGATGAAGACTCACAAAACTCACAGTTCAAACTTAGCCAGTTTCAACAGGGCCTTGATCGACAGGCCGATGAACAAGAATCACAGCGAGCGTATTACCCTACAGTGACCACTTTGTATGATGATGACGACTGGATTTACTAATGCCAGGATCGCCCGTACTTATTGGCCCATTTGTTGGCGGTATTAATACATATTCTGAGCCTACTCAGATTGCCGACAATGAATGCCAAGAACTAATCAATTTTGACATTGATTTGGATGGCTCATTGGTGAGTCGTCCATCTTTACAAACGATGCCGTCCCCTCCTGGGCTTGGTAGCAATGTTCTTGGCACATATACAACTACAGCAGGGTCAGTTTACTTTGTAATCATTGATGTTGCTAAAAACCTTCGAGTTTTTGACGTAACTTCGGGTGCTCACCTCTACACAATTGCAACAAATATCGATACACAGGCTGTAGTTCAGTATCAGAACAAACTTTGGATCATTGCTACCCCAAACTCGGCTAATCCTGGTGGAAGTTGGGACCCTGTAGGTGGATTTACCGCAATTGCTGCAATGGCTCGTGGAATTTCCGCAACAATGTACAAAGAACGACTTTTTGTGGCTTCTGGTAGCCAATCTACGACCCCTTCACGACTTAACTTCTCTGCTCCCGCAAACTTGAGTTCCTGGACAGCAGGAACTGACTTCTTAGACGTAAATAACGGGGATGGGCTGAACATTGTTAAAATCTACGCTTTCGGTGGCAGGATCGTGGTTTTTAAAGACCGTGCAACTTATACATTTTCTTATGACTCTCAGCCCACGCGAGGTCAAACAGAATTGGTCGCGGCGAACGTAGGAATTGTTAACGTCAACTCATTTGCTGAGTTTGAAGGCGTTATGTATATTCTATTTGGTAACATTCTCTACAGTATTACCAACTGGAATTGGGACCCTCTAAATGTCAAGGTACCATTCGTCATCTTCAACGCTGTTGCCCGTACTACATGGAGCGATTCTTCGATATCCGTCGTTGGTAACAGACTTATCTGTAGGTATTTTGACACGTTCTACATTTTTGGGCTTCGAACCCGAGCATTCAGCACATGGCGATTTGCAAACGGTAGCGATCACACCCCTTCGCACTTCATTTCTTATCCCTTCTTAGACCCTACGACTAATGCTTATTTCTGGGTAGCAGGATGCTATGATAATGGTAAAAATGCATGGTATAAGTTCCTAGATACTGTTAATAAAACTACTGGTGCTGAAAACTTTACATGTAGTCTTATTACTAAGACCTTTGACTATAAAGTGCCGTATACTTGGAAACGAATGTTCTGGTGGGGCGCTGATATTCTTGCTAAGACGACAGTAAGTTATCGAGTTCATCCTACTGCATATAACGTACCAATCAAATGGTCACAGATTAGTAATGGTGTAACTAAGTGGTCTGATCTTAAAACATGGGCTAAACCAATTGACGTCTCTCTAGATGTTACAGATTCAGTCAGTACGGCTAACCCTAGCGGAACTCGTATGTTCCAGAGATTGAATAAAGGATTGCGATTCCGGCAAATCTCTTTTAAACTCTCCACAACAGTAGATGGAACTACTACTACTGGTCCGCTCCGAGTATTTAGCCTAACCGCCGTTACTTCCAGTAAGGCACTAGTAAGTAAGAAGATTAACTAATGATTGATGAAGATCGTTGCTATCATTGCGGAAAACTTCCGGATGCTGACGGTGACCACTCATGTCCTTGTCCTTATTCTGATGAAGATTGTCCGAATCATTCCAAGGATGATTAATGGATCCTAATTTCCTGGCCTATCTACAAGGCCGAGGCATGGCGTTCCAGAAGTATGCTGCTGGCGCAAAACAATATGGTAGCCAAGGTGCTCCAAATGTGGGTCCGACTAACTCTCCTGAGGGTTATGACGAGCGAGATTTACAGGCCCGTATGAAGCGAAACGCAATGCTTCGCAGAATGCAAGCAGGACAACGTGGGGCGTATATGCGTCCAGCATGGTTACAACCCGGTACAAGTAGGAGCGCATAATGTATGCACTTGAAAATGAAGGGCCTACTAGAGCATCAGTAGTTGCACCGGCTGGGCCTGCCCCAAGTTTCGGTGTTTCTGGATTTAGTCCTGGTGCAAAAACTGGTGGCGGCCGCCAGCCGATTCAAATTCGTCGAATTAGTAGGGCTCCGGCCCCTAAAAAGGCACCGGCTCGTTATACTCCGGCTTCCCCTTCTAGACCCCCAGCAAGAGTAGGTTCTGGCCCTACAGGTGCTATTGCTCCGGTAACTCAACCGCCTGCTCCTGCTCCGCCATCAGTAGATGAATGGCTTGCTGGTGATTCTACTTTCCAAGGCCAGAATAACGCATTGTCTAAAGCGTGGGCTGATTATCAGAACAACGCCAAACTACAGACCGACCAATACACTGGTCAGTATAATACGAACAAAGATCAACTAGGCAAGCAAAAGACTCAAGACTTTGGTGCGCTACAGGATGACTATGCATCCCGAGGTCTTATGACTTCTGGTCTTTGGGCTAAGGCTAATACTGATTTTGAAAATGATTACTCCACTAAGTTCGGTAACCTAGACACGGCTAAGGCTGACTTCCTTTCTAATCTCCTGGCTGCTCAGCAGGGCTTTCAGAGCGATCAGCAGGTTCAGACAGATAAGGCTCGCCAGGACGCTATTAACCGTCGGGCTGCACAGTACGGACTATAAAATATGTATGCACTTGAGAATGAAGCGCCTTCACCGCTTACAACGGCTGATGTTCAACGAATTATTGCTCAAGCCCAAGCACAGCAGGCTACAGCAAATGCCGGTAGTAGTGGTTTTGTTGGTATGCCTGATTTTACACCTGCACCTTACAGTGGTCCTTCTGCTCAGCAGATGGCTTCTGAACAATTTAGTCCTCAGTTTCAAGTTCTACAGAATATTGTCAACCAGACTAGTCAGCGATATGACTCAGCCTATAATGATTTAGGTTCAGTCTATAATCAACTTGGTGATAAAATTGCTGGCCAAGGTGATCAGATTCGCGGGCAGTATGATAATACTGGTCAGCAAGTAGGCTCAGCCTATAATAATGCAATTAGTTCTGTGTCTAATCAGGCTCAGCAGAATCAGTCTGCTATTGCTGAAATGCTGGCACGTCTAGGACTTGGTCAGGCTGCTAGTAGTTCTCTAGGTTCTATCGGGGAACAAGCCCAAAAGCAAGTAGGTTCTCTGGCTCAAAATATGGCTAGCCGGCAGGCATTTAATAGCCAACAGGGGCAGAATGAAATGTCTTACAATCAGCGAACTGCCGACAATAGTCGTCTCGTAGGCAAGAATGCTCAGCGGGATGCCACTATGGCTAAGCAGACTGCTCTGTCGGGTCTTGATAATCAGCGGCTACAACTTACATCGCAGCAGAAGGCTGCTGAAAACCAGTATCAACAAGCCATTGCAAAAATGCAGCAAGACTCTGCTACTAATGGTTTTGATCAATGGTTTAAGATGCAGCAACTTCAAAATAGCATGGGTCAGAATGCAGCCCAGAATGACTTGGGCCAGGCTAGACTTATGCTTGATACAGAGAAGTTCCAGAATGATGTAAACCAGTACAAGCAGACGAGCCAACTTAATAGTGAGAAGGCTCTAAACTCATCTGGTGATGCCTATGCAATTCTGGCATCCCGAGCCGGTCAGATGTTTGGCCAAAATAGTCCGCAGGCTGCGGATGCTGTTCAACGTATTATGCGCGCATATCAAACTGCTGCTGCTGATCATAATGGAACTGCAACACTTTCTGATATTCAACAGTATGCTGCGTATAACTCGCAGACTCCTGCTGAGGCTCAGGCAATGATGGGTCTTGCAAGTCTTTGGTATCAGCAACTAGGTAATAAGCAGCCCTACGGCTATAACTACTAAGGCGCAAAATGACGTGGCTTGATAATTATCGAGCACGGCTTAATGCAATCTCGGCAAATGCTAAGGTAACAAATACCAAGTCAATTTACGACATTGCTAACGCCGTTACGGCGGCTGCCCCCAGAACTCCTTATGTGGCATGGTCTGGGGGCACTCCCGGCAAATCTCAATGGGATGACTACAATCCTTTTGAGAAACTTTTGCATTCCGAAACACTTGCGAACGTTCTTGGTAATCCAGCAGTTCACAACGTCATTGATACTTTGTCGCGTCCCGGTTACGGGATCAGAAATGTCTGGACAGACCTAGCAAATGATCCGATTGAAGCATTCCGTAAAGGATTTACGGGTGAAACTGAGCCTACGGGTGTCGACGTACTGGCGAAAATCGGAGTCAAGGATTCGCAACCAGATACTAATGAGGCTGGCGATTGGATTCGTGCTCTTACTGGCTTTGGCGTTGACGTTGTTTCTGATCCGCTAACTTATATCCCTGGCGCTGCTGTTGCACCTGTCGGGAAAGGTTTGCTCAAGGCACTTGGCCTCGAAGGTACCAAATTTGTCAAAAATGAAGCAAAAGTAGCGACCGAACTAGACCCTGTTGGGCAGGCTTCTAAAGAACTCGCGGCTACAGGTAAAACAACAGCCCCTGACAATGTCGCTGAGCAGTTAATCCGTAATACAGATAAACAAGCCAACGCTACTGAAAATATCCCGGCTGTCACGGTGCCTCAGTGGGTGCAGCCTGCCCTCCCACATACCCGCGTCCCTTCCACCATTGGACCAGAGCGGCCGCCTCAGGTTCCGGGGGTCCCATCCCTAGGGTCAGAAGCAGTATCGCCCGGTCAGGGCGTGCTGGATTTTGCTATGCCTAAAACTTTTGAGCGTGGACCACTTGCTCCGGAAGAAAACCCCTGGCAATCCTTTGAACAACACCTAGCAAACCAAGGTGTAAAGCCTGCTAAGGAAATTGTAGATGATGCTAAGGGTGGAAATACTGCACTATTAGATGAGTCTGGTGCTCAGGCGGCTTTGACTGATGCACAAAAAGCAGGAGTAGTTGATTCTTTAAAGGGCTATACTAGCCGTGATATTACTCGTGTCCTTGAAAAATTTAAGGTTACACTACCTAGTGGCGCTCGGAAATCAGAGAAACTTCAAGAGGCTCAGTTCGATTCATTCAACTCTAAGAATGCAATCACACTAACTAACGGGCTTATCCGTAACGCTGTGCAGATTCTTGGTCCTAATTTCCGTACCCCTAAGAATGCACCTCGCGGTATCTTTAATGAAGTTCAGCGGGCACGACGTACTGCAATGTATGACACACTTATGCCTATGATGAAAGCCGCTGACGATACTCTACGGGCAAAAGGTATTGAGCCAATTCTAGGTTCTGGCAAATCTGGTCTCCCGCTAAGTCTCCACGATGTTCTGTCGTCTATGCCAAGGCATCACGTAGAGAACTACTTTATGACTAACCAGAAGTCAATTCCTATGACTGCTTGGTTGGATATTGCTAAAGAACTTGTCAAGTATGTGCGCTCTGGTGCCGATGATGCTGCTGGTGCGGCAGCCTATAAAGAAGTTGATAATATTCTGGCAGCTAATATTGGCCGACAGGGAGATAAGATTAGCAACTACAACGAGTTTAACTCTCGGATGGTTGCTAATAACCCTATGGGTAAGACAATCGCTGATACTGAGCACTATCGGCTCATGCGTGATTTGTTTAATGCTGCACCTGCCATTGCTCAGAAGATGGAAACTAACTCAGCACGCTACGGTATTCAGTACGGTCGTAAGGTTAAACAACTAGAACTTGGTACACTCAAGTCATTTGCTGAGGCTGTAGAGGCTACAGACGGAATTGGTACCGATCTTCTACAAATTGCTACAGACCTACCTGCTATTGTTGAAACTGCAGTTAAAGCCTCGGGTGAAATTCCTCCGGTAGGTGCTGCTGAGCAGGCTTTGGCTAATCTTACTGAGGTTGCACAAAAGTCACTTCCTCTTCCTGAAATGGAAGTACAGGCGGCTGTCGGAAAAGCAACTGCTAAGGGTAACAAGATTGCAGCAGTTAAAGAATCACTTAACTCTGCTGAGCAAGAAATGGGTGAAATCTTCGATGATTTGGTCCCTACCGCTGATCTTAACGATCTTCTGGAACTTTCCAATGGTATTGCTCAGGTTCGAGCACTATTCCCTCATGTAGCAAATAAGGACGTTCGACCTATTCTTCTAGGTACTGAGTCAATGACTAAGACTCTGGCCTATAAGTACCATGAACAACTAGGTAAGATTAGTCAGGCATACACCAAGGATGAAATCTCTGAGGCATTTTATCGTGTTCAGACTGGCCATGATCAACTAGTTAGTAATCCTAGAGTTAAGGCTGCTACTGTTGAACTCCGAAATGTTATTGACATGGCATTCTCGTCTGACACTAAAATCGGTAAATTGGCTCGAATGGGTATCGATCCTCGCCATATTAATGAGAAACTCGGACATTTTGGGGTTGGAGACAAGTATCGATTCGTCGGAAAAAATTACGACGAGGCTATGGGTTCATGGCGCTCATGGGAGAATGTTGATGATCCACTAGCACTTCTTTCTAAGACTTATGCTGCTGGTATGGGTGCCTACTCAGAAATGCTAATGGGCTCACGAATCAGTAAACTATTTGGTGAGAAAACTTATAAGCCAGGGTTGGTCCGAATTACTGACTCTGGCGGTAGAAGTCGTGTTGCTAAGGTAATTGATCCTAACCTTTACTACCCTGATGACATTGCTAAAGAACTACGGGTACTTGATAATACACTTAACGAACTAATTAAGCCTGCCAGCAATAACAAGGTCCTTAGGACATTTGACGCTGTCACCCATATGTACAAGACCCAACTTACTATTTATCGTCCTGGTCACCACCTTCGTAATACTTATGGTGACACTTGGCTAGGAATGATGGATGGAATGTTCTCGCCTAAGTGGTATGAGAAGGGTCTTAAAGTCATGTCAGCCCGAGGCGGCGCATACGCTGATTGGGACCCTGAATCACTAGCTAAAATTACTGCTACAGCCGCAGGTAAGCCTGTAACTAAGTTTACCTGGCGTAAGCCGAACGGAACCACCGAGACAGTAGAACTAAATGCCGAGGAAGCCTTTAGGCTAGGATATGCTCATGGTATCTACCCGACGTACCAGATTCTTGAAGACTTGGGGATGGCGACAAACACAGGCTTTGATTTTACTCGGTCTGGTATTAGCGGTGGCTTACGTCATATTAACCCAATGCACTACGCCGAAAAACTCACTAACGGTGGAGTTAAGGCAGGACAAGTACATAAGGCAGCCGGAAAACTTTCTGAGGTTCGGGACCATTACCACCGATCAGCCCACTTTACATACGCACTAGAGAATAACCCTACTGTAGTTGCTAATTCCTTTGAAGAAGCATTAGACAAGGTAGGCGTTGCAGCGTCTATGAGGGTCAGAAAATGGCACCCTGATGGCTCTGATTACTCACGCTTTGAGCAGCAGGTAATGCGACGTGGAGTGCTGTTCTATTCCTGGATGCGTAAGGCTATTCCTCTAGTAGTTGAAGCCCATGTAATAACTCCTGGCCGTGCATTGCTATATCCCAAGGCAATGTATGCTTTGGCAGAGGCTAATGGTATTGATCTAGAAAATGGATTTGGTGACCCATTCCCGTTAGATCAACTATTTCCGTCATGGATGGAAAACACTAGTCAGGGTCCAGTACTAGGTAATGCCGACAGTGGCTACTTTGGTATGAAAACTGGTGTTCCTAGTGCAGATATTCTTGATGGCTACTTCAACGTAGATAACCCTGGTGCTATTAAGAGTACACTGATGGGTAACCTTAACCCCGCACTTAAAGCACCTATTGAAATTGGCACCGCTCCTAAGGGGGCATTTGCTCAAGATGTTCGCCTCGGTGGTGCTCCTGTACCTACATTTGCTGACTATATTACTAAACAACTTCCAAATAGTTCTCTAGTTGAGAATTTAACAGATCGAAGCCTACCCGGAACAAGTGCTGATCCTAAATCTAATCAAGGTTATGAGCCACAACTCAACGTTGGTGGAATAACGCTAGACTCGAACGCAATTGCTGGATTAAACTGGCTGTCAGGGCTAGGAATCTCTGATATGAGTAAACCGTCGTATCAGAATT